CTTAGTTGCAGCTTCAGGTGGTTCTTATACATCTCCAGCTACATCTATGGTATCAGGTGACTATGGTTGGTTTAGCAAGGCTTCAGTATAGTATTAAGTACTCCCCTAGCAATAGGGGGGTTTCTCAAGTCTATTCATGGTGAGTAGGCTTGACAAACCAAACTACTTTGGAGAATTAAATGTCAGACACAGGCGCACTAGCAGTAAGATTTTATAGTAAGGAACTACAAAACGATTTTCTAACCAATAAAGAAGGCAGACCAATTAGCTACATGGCCGACTTTGTTAGAATTGAAATACCAGGCAATCAACTAAGTATTATTGATACTTTTGTGAATAACTCACATAAATCACAATTTCCTACACAATGGTCTATGTATTTAAACGAAAAGGCAGATGGCAACCATAATCCTGATAACGTGCAAGGCACAATATTAAGAGATTGGCCTATCCTTAACTCAGCACAAGCGACAGAATTAAAACACTTTAAGTTCTACACTGTAGAACAAGTGGCAGCAGCTTCAGATCAACAACTTATGGCAATCGGTATGACAGCAGGTATGTCACCATTAGCATTAAGAGATAAAGCTAAAGCGTTCTTAGAAAACGCTAAAGACTCATCATTTGTACAAAGACAGGCAGACGAACTTAAATTAAGAGAGCAAGAAATTGCTGATCTTAAAGATCAGATGACTAGATTAGCAAAAATGGTAGAGGAAAAGTCTAAATCTGATAAGCCTGAAGCCAAACTAGAAACGAAAGAACCCAAAAAGGACTAACTAATGGCATCAACTCTTTTACAACTCGTACAACAAGCAACAGGGGAAATGGGATTAAACCAACCTACGCAAGTTGTCGGTAATTCTTCATCTGATGTAATCCAAATCTATTCACTTATCAATAGTGTTGGGTACGAAGTTCAAAGAGATCACAATTGGGAAGCCTTAGACAAAGAGTATAGATTTTATACTGTCTACACAACACTTACTTGTACACTTGTGGAAGATTCTGTCAATGTAACAACGGTAGAATCAACCACAGGGTTAAGTAACCTATATATCGTAACAGGCACAGGTATCAATCAAGATACTTATGTTAATACTGTAACAGGTGCTAATTCATTAACATTAACACAAGCTGCTACAACAAGCGGTGTATATACACTTTACTTTTCACAAGCTAAATACCCATTACCAAGCGATTGGGATAGACAAGTAGATCGTACACATTACGACAAGTCTAAACGCTGGGAAATGTTAGGCCCTACAGATGCTCAACAATGGCAATTCTTAAAGTCTAGCTATATTTCAACAGGCCCTAGAATCCGTTATAGAATTTTAGGTGGATACTTCCAAGTATGGCCTGCTATGAATACGGATGAGTATTTAGGTTTTGAATACATGAGTAACCAATGGGCTACAAGTTCAGCAGGAGTGACACAATCATCATTCTTAGCAGACTCAGATACTTGTATATTCCCTGATCGTTTAATGGTTACAGCGTTAAAAAAGAAATACTTTGAAATTAAAGGTTTTGATTCAACAGCATTTACGAGAGATTACTTACAACAATTAAGCTTTGCTAAAGCCAACGATTCTGGCTCTGCTACATTAAGCTTTGCTCCAACACCTGGTGCAATCTTAATAGGCTTTGAGAATATCCCTGACGCTAACTACGGACAATAAATAATATGTTTCCAGTAAAGAAAAAATCGTCAGGAAGCGTATCATTACCAGCACCGGTCGGTGGATGGAACGCAAGAGACAGCTTAGGAGATATGCCTGCAACGGATGCAGTCTATCTTACTAACTGGTTTCCTGCTACTACAGAGCTATTACTTAGAAGCGGCCATACACAATGGGCTACAGGTATTACAGGTCAAGTAGATACTTTAATGGCTTACGAAAGTGGCTCTACATCTAAACTATTTGCTATTGCAGGTGGCTCTGTATATAACGTCACTAATCCAGGAGCTGTAGGGGCTGCAGTATTGTCAGGTTTAAATAACTCACGCTGGCAGTATTGTAATATCACTACATCTGGTGGATCATTCTTATATATGGCTAACGGTACTAATACGCCTTATCTATATAACGGTACTACATGGACAAGCATTACAGGTGCTTCTACACCGGCTATTACAGGCGTTACTACTACATTACTTAATAACCCTATTGTATTTAAAAGCAGAGTATTCTTTACAGAAGCTCAATCTTTAAGAGCATGGTACTTACCTACATTAGCAGTAGGTGGAGCTGCACAATCTATAGATATTAGTGCGTTTGCTTATAAAGGTGGCAATATTGTACAGCATGCAACATGGACAATAGATGCTGGTTATGGTGTTAATGATTACTATGTTCTTTATACATCTAAAGGCCAAGTAGTCGTATATTCAGGCACAGATCCTTCATCATCTACATCATGGGCTATGGTAGGTGTATGGGATTTAGGTACTCCAGTAGGCACTCGCTGTATGTACAAATACGGTGGTGATTTACTATTATTAGGTAAAGATGGACTTACACCATTAGCATCAGAATTACAATCATCTAGGCTTGATCCTAGAGTAGCTATTACAGATAAAATACAATCGGCTGTATCAGAAGCTATTACAAATTATGGTTCAGAATTTGGATGGCAAATGTTGTTTTATCCAGAAGAAAATCAATTATGGTTAAATGTACCTAATTCTGTAGAAAAAACACAGTTTGCTATGAACACCATTACAAAAAATTGGTGTAATTACACAGGCTGGAATGCTACATGTTGGGAAATATATAACGATCAACCTTACTTTGGTGGCAATGGCTTTGTAGGTAGAGCATGGTATACTAACTCAGATAATGGATCTAATATTAATGCTACTGCATTACAATCATTTTCAGCATTTGAAAGCCCAGGACAGTTAAAACGATTTACAATGGCTAAACCTATATTTAGAACATCTGGTAGCCCAGCTATCTATGCAAACGTAAATATAGACTTTAATTTAGATGTACCTACTACAACACTTAACTTTACGCCTACCACATCTGGAACATGGGATAGTGCTAAATGGGATATAGGTGTTTGGGGTGGTGGTTTATACATTCTACAACAATGGCAAGGTTTAAATGGTGTTGGCTACTATGGCGCACCTGTTGTTAAAACATCTTCACAAGGTATTGACGTAAGATGGGTTTCTACAGATTTAGTTATTGAAAAGGGTGCAGTACTATAATAGTTCAAGGTCAAGAAGTTGGCGAGTGGGTATGTGAAAAGGCAGGTGGCCAATGGAATCCATTATGTCAAGCTATTGGTCAAGTTAGTGATGGTAAATTTGTTATAGGAGTACTTTATAACGGTTATACAGGCAGTTCAATATCAATTCATTCAAGATGTGATATACCAGCAAAAGTTTCAAGAGAATTTTATTGGGCGATATTTAATTACCCATTCAATGTATTAAAAGTCAAACGCTTAACAGGATTAGTCTCTACAGCTAATTTAAAAGCACAAAAATTAGATGAACATTTAGGTTTTGAACGTGAAACAGTAATAAAAGATTACTTTCCTGATGGTGATGGGATTGTTTATATTATGCGACCAGAAAACTGTCGCTTTTTAAAACTCGGAGATAGATATGCAAAGTAAGTTAGCTAGATTATTAGATCCACTTTATAGATGGATTACAAATTACATGGGTGATTGTGGTTTTATACTATATGGTATTGGTAAAGATGATCCACCACCAGCACCAGACTATGCTGCCGCAGCTAGAGAAACAGCACAAGGCAATATAGATGCAGCTAGAGTAGCTACAGCAGCTAACCGAGTAAATCAAGTTACACCTTATGGTAATCTAACTTACAAACAAACAGGCACAGATTCTTATGGCAATCCTACTTGGACTGCTACACAAGAACTATCTCCAGCACAACAAGAAATTGCAGACAAACAAGCAAGTTTATCATCAGGACTTTTAACTACAGCTCAATCAGGATTAGATTACGCTGGTAATGTCATTGCAAAACCAGGTATAGATCAATCTAAATTACCTTCTACAGGATTTGATCCAGGTCAATCATATCAAGATGCTATATTAAAAAGACTTTCTCCACAACTTGATCGTGAAAATCAATCATTTGAACAAGAAATGGCTAATAAAGGTATTGGCGTAGGTACTCAAGCATATAATACTGCTAAACAATTATTATCTCAAAATCAAAATGATAGACTTACTTCAGCTACAGTACAAGGTATTAATACAGGTCTTACAGCTAATCAACAAGCATTTAATCAAGCTGGTTACAATCAAATGCAACCAATTAATGTTATTAATGCTTTAAGAACTGGATCACAAGTTTCCACTCCAAACTATGTTAATCCAGCATTACAATCTACAACACAAGGCCCTGATTTATTAGCTGCTACTACTAATAAATATAATGCACAATTAGGTGCTACTAACGCAGCAAATGCCAATACAGCAAACTTTACAAGTGGTTTGATGAATCTTGGCGGACAAATTTTCGGATAAGGATAAAACATGGCATTTTTCCCACAAGATGATACACAAGACGTTAGTGGAATACCAGCTAATGATGTAATGGCTCAACTTGAGCTACAACGTAAACTTAAAATAGCTGATGCACTTAAAAATGCACAAGCACCACAAGGTCAGATGATTGGTGGTCATTATGTAGCTCCAGCATTTACACAGCAGTTAGCTAATGCTTATGGTATGTATAAAGGCAAAAAATCAGAAGAAGAAGCCATTAAAAAATATGGTGAATATACTGCTGGTAAAGAACAAAAAATGGCTGAAGCTCTTAAAAGACTTGGTGGCGCATTTGAACCTAAAACTGTTACTAATACAACAATGCAAACTCAAGATGTTCCATTAACAGAAGGTATGAATGTTGGTACATCACCATTTGGCACAACAGATCAAGTATCTCAAGTTGCTCCTAAATTTGGTATGGATACACCTGCACCACAAAATATGGCAGGTACAACTACACAAATGAATCCTGTAACATCTACATCTACAGTTCAACCTACAACATCAGATATAGAAAAAGCATTTGGACAATACGCATCAGATGTTAAAGATCCAAAAATGCTTGCATCTATTCTTACTGGTCGTTATGAAAAAATGGTTAAAGCTAATGAACCAGTTAAACTTGGTGCTGGCGAAACTGTATTTTCTTCTACAGGAACTAAATTATTTGGCAATCCTAAAGAAGGTAAAAAATATACAGACATTCAAACAGACAAAGCTGGTAATACATTTGGACTTAATACAGAAACTAATCAGTTTGAACGGTTGCCTGGTGCTAAGATGGCTACAGAAAATTGGTCAGAACCTTACAAAGTTGGCGGAGAATTTTTACAAAGAAATGCTAACACAGGTGAAGTTAGAAAAGCCTATGGCACTACTGATGGCGATAAACCACCATTAGGATTTGGATTTGTTAAAGATGCTAATGGCAATAAAAAATTAGATGTTAATGGCAATCCAATATTAACAAATCTTACTGGTGGGCCTGCTGATAAATCTTTAAATCCAAACAAAGAACAGTCTGATGCTTATACATATTCTACAAGAATGGAATCTGCTGATAAAATTATTAATAGTTTAGAAGGTAAATATGATCCATTTAGTATCAATATTAAAACATCAGGAAAAACAGCATTAATACCTGGTGGCGAAACTGTTGCAAATAAATATTTATTAAATGCAAACGATCAGAAAGCAGAACAAGCACAGCGTAACTTTATCAATGCTGTATTAAGACGTGAATCTGGTGCAACAATTCAACCTAGTGAATTTGATAGTGCAAATCAACAGTATTTTAATCAACCAGGTGACAGTCCAGAAGTTAAAGCTCAGAAAAAAGCTAATAGACGTGAAGCTATTGAAGGTCTTAAACGAGCAGCAGGCCCAACAGGTAATAAATCAACAGAATCAACAGTCATAGACTTTAAGGACTTATAAAAATGGATGTAAGATTACCTGATGGCACTGTCATTAACAATGTTCCTGAAGGAACTACTAAGGCTGAATTAACCGCTAAACTTACTGCTAAAGGTTATAACTTACCTGCAGATAATGCATCTGCTCAACCACAAGTAGAGCAACCTAAATCTTATTCTACTATGGGTGCTTTAGGCACAGGAGCATTAAATCTTATACCTAGCACAGGTAGATTATTAAAAGGTGCTGCTCAAGCTGTAATACATCCAGTAAATACTATGGAAAGTTTAATACAAGCTACTTCCGGTGGTTTATCAAAAGTATTGCC